TCCTTTCAACATCAATCGATATTATCGGAAGCCGTGCTGAAGAATATGGCGATGCTTCTCAATCCTTCTCCAGAGCCTCTACAATCGCCTCGACGATGCTTGATAAGACAATCACAGCCTACGATGTCAGTATCGTCCTGATGGCTGTTAAAATGGCTAGGATTGCCCAGAACAAAACTCACATGGATTCTTATGTCGATCTTGCGGCATATACAGCATTTGCGGCTCAGTTCTCGAATGCAAAGGCAACAGAGGCTGTCGAGGCTCATCGATTGCAGATTACATCGTTGAAATTAACAGACGAAATAACAAGCCAGATTGATGAGCAAGTCGCTAATCTGGTTAAAAGAAAGTGATCGACCCGATCAATGTGTTTACACCGATAGTGGCTTTAATTATCGGTGTAGCACTAGCAATAATGATTAATTCTATGAGGTAGAAAAATGACTGACATCGTAGACCGACTGCGAACTGTGGAGATCAGTTGGAGCCAAGAAGGTGAGTGGTGTGCCGAAGCAGCCGACGAGATCAAGCGATTGAGGTTAGCTAACTCAGACCTACAAATGTGGTATGATTATGCCAGAACTGAATGCGACAAGTTGCTAGATGAAGTTCTAAGACTGCGGGAAGAACTAAAAGAGTTACGTTTATCTTATGAAGTGGTTGTTGCCGCATTGAAGGAGAAATAATGATGGAAGATATCGTAGATAGGCTTCGGGTTCTTAACTTCATGGGGCCGTGGAAAGAAGCGGCTGACGAGATCGAGCGGCTGCGGGAAGCGTTGAAATACATTGCAACTCTGCAACCGTGGGAAAGTCAGTCTAAGTTTATCATTGAATACGCTATTGATAAATTAAAGGAGAAAGAGTGATGGGAGACGCGATGATCGAAATTGAAGAACTGGATTTGTTCAACAATCTGGTCGAAACAGACGTAATTATCGAGAATGTCAAAGCCTATATCGTGTTTGACCGAGAAGAAGAATCTTTGTGGTATCTGTCGGCTGTTCAATGGGACGGCAATACTCTCGAATGGGATCAAGCACGGGAATTAAAATCATCCGAAATGAGCAAAATGATCTGGGAAAGTGTCCTGCTGGCTATCAACGATAAAGCTGCCGAGATAGCAGAGGATCACTTCCTAGACGAAGTGCATGATTACTGAACCATTTTTAACGCAGTTTCTTCAGTCTCTTTGACTCGACGGCCCCAACCTTTGCCAAAGGTTTCCCAAGTCGGAAGAGCCTGAAGAAACGCTAAACGCTTCTCGCAAATAGCAACGATCAATTCTTTCGGATCAGCTTCTGCTACCAGTTTCATGGTTTCTGGCCCGATAGCACCGTCAGGATTAGCACCGACAATGCTTTGTAAAAACTTAGAGGCACGACCAGTACCGCTGTTAATAGCAAGATCGAATAGACAAAAATCTGCACCTCTCGGTATTTCATCGCCTTTGACCTTATCCCAATAGCGTGATTTATAAAGCGGAGCGACATCAGCAACCGTTAATGCTTTGATGTCATCTTTAGTCACCTCATGACCAACCCATTCTTCCCAGACCTTTTTTGTGCATCCGAGGTTAGTTGCACCGCCGGGGTCTTTTGGATGATCAACATAGCCGCCTTCATGCCGCAAAACGTGAGCCAATGATTCTTCAAAATTGTCTTTCATAGATCACTCCTTTGGCGTTGAGTTGTAGATCATGGAATCTTTTTTCTGGCTTCCTGATGACGAGCCAAAATAAAATGCCATCACGCCTGTCCACCCAGCCGACAGAGTGCCGAGCAACATAAGCAGAACTTCCGAACCGTTCATTGGAAGCCCACTAATCAGCACATATGCAATGATACCAAAATAACCGAGTGTTACGCTGATTGCCAGTAATCGTGGGAGGATGTCTTTCGTTTCCGTCTGCATCGATCTAGCTGATTTTCGATCATCGACCGCTAGAGCCTCTAGATCAATGTCTAATGACTTCATTTGAACTTTGAAATCAGCATCGATCTTTTTCAGAACTGACAACTGTTCAGGACTGGCATTGCTCATAGCGGCCTTCAGATCATCCTCAGAGCCATTCTCGTTGCCGAGCAGTGCCTGAGATAGTGCCTTAGTTGCCATCCCTGCTAGTGGCCCTCCTAGAGCCGTTGCGATGCTGGGTGCAACTGATCCGATTAATGGCCCGAACACTTTAAGAAGTTCCATCTTTGCCTCCTGTTGATTTACTGCCAAGCATAATACCAGACAGCGTGCCTGTTAAAAATGTTGCGATTGGTGCGATTAGTTTGAAGAATTCTTGGTCGTTTGGAGCCTGTCCATCGATGGGTTGCACCACAAAGATCAGGCTGTAAAGCACGGCGAAAACAGTTCCTGTCAGTGTCAGACATAGGCTGATGCCGATGATAAACTGTAGCAGAGCATGGAGTTCATCTTCTTTGATTCTCATCTTGCAACCGATCCACATGGATTTTGTTTCAAAGTATCAGCAGTACACGTTCCTGATGCCGTGCAGATCGGAGGATTGCATTCAGCACTGTCCCAGTTCGCAGGGTCTTGGCATGGGTATCTATAGCGATCCTCGCACCCAGTTAAGACAATCATCAAGGTTATGATTAGATATTTCATTTGCTTGTAAACAGAACCATGCCGATACCAACACAAGCGGCAAATAATATAACCGCACCAATTAGCCAAGCACCCATGATAAGGTCTTTCCTGTTTTCTTCAGCCTCTTTCATGGCAATAGCAGCCTGACGAGCCGCTTCTTTCCTCATTTCTGTTACTTCTTTTTGGATCGACGTCCATGCTGCGATCCCGTACGCACCCACAAATAAATTCCTAGTATCTAATTGAAGCTGTTGAGCCTTAGCTTTCAGAGTGTAAAGTTTGATTGCCTCTGCCTCAAACTCAGCTTGGCTTTGGAAAAGCCGTTTATTCCTTTTGCCGCTGGTGAGTTGAGTTATCTGGGCAATTCGACCGAATAGCGATCCGACTTTTTCGGCAACATCCATCATCTCATGGCCCGAATCAACCGCACCTTTGATGCCGTTGTATAAGGCAGTCGCCCCGGCGATTAAGGTGAATGGATCAAGCATTTATCTCTCGAACAATCTGTAGACCATATCAACGACATATCCGAGCAACATACCGACGATGACCAGTACTGCTCCAGCACCTTTCCATCGATTAACGGAGTTTGATATTGATTTTATGTCAGCTTTCAACTCAGCCATATCGGCATGGAGCCGCTCAACATTAGCTTCCAAGCGACCAATCTGCTGGTTCAAATCATCTGACATTTTAGGTTCCTCAATCGTCGATTAATAATGCGTTGATATAGCAACCAAACTCATTTGTAGTTGCAGAACTTTTGCATTCGATAGCAAAATCACATTTCTCAGGAACCTTAAACGGAACTGGTGGTTCGTATTTTAGCTGAGATGTGACGAATGTTGATTCAAAAAACCGCAATGTCGGGCCACCAAACAATTTCAGATATGCTCTAGCAAACCCGTATTTGTTTGATCCGATTGTGCCGCTCGTCCAGTCAATCTGAGTGATGTACAATGATTGACCAGCAGGAACAGAAAACACGGAAGATTGCTGCACACCATTGCCAACAGATATGTGACCGTAAACAGTACCGCCATTACTAATATCAATTTCACCGACATTGCTGCCAGTAGCGATCTGAGCGTAGTTGATTCTGAGGAATGATTTTGTGGTTGATACTGATGTTACACCTGTCAGCGTAACCGTCTCGCTGATCTCTTTGTAATCCGCATCTAGGCCAGTGATAGTTAGGCCCATTGTATCGCTTGCAGAGGTCGATACACACGACATAATGACTCCCGTGGATGGGAACGCGTAGATTCCTGCTACACCGTCCCAGATCGTCTCATAGGACGTTCCTACAGACGCATTAAAAGAGAATCGATGAACGGCTGTGCAATCTGGATGAATGCCGCGAGGAGCATCCAGATAGACGTTTCGGCTAGATGATGAATTTAACCGCTGAACCGACATTGATGATCCTCTTCTTGATGTACTTCTACACCGAAAAGATGATCGTCAAAAGACAGATTCTTCGCTCTAATTTTGAGAACCAACAGCAGTGATTAAAATTAAAACATCTTTTGCGTCAGATTCCATCAAACTTACACCTGAAGTGCTTTTAACTCGTCCACTGTCGCACAAGCATCGACTAAGTTCGTGACATCCCTCAGACGCTGCTTCTCGGCAACGATAGCCGCGGTGTCTGCATTGATCTCAAGAGCACGTTGGAACGCTACGTCTTGTGCTTCAAGCAGTAACTCACGCTCTGCCCGTAGACGGTTTTTCGTGATGTCCTTGGCTTTGGCGATGTTGATCGTGATCATGCTGCATCTCCGGTATTCTGTGCGGCTTCTGCGGCGGCGTTGGCGGCAAACCAAGCCTCGTGTCCGATGCCCGTCCCGTCAGGTGATGAAAAATCTGCCTCCCACGCATTGCGGAACGTGCGGTCAGATGGAATGTCGGACACATCTACAATCTTGAATGGCTTGCCAGCAGGTACGTCCTTGGCTGCAATCTCTTCGACTGTCAGGCCGCACTCAGGCGCTGGGATGATGACGGCCACGCCGCCTTCGTCTGTTGGGTAGATGATTCGTTTTGTCATGTTGGTTCCTTGAGTTGATTAGCGGAATACGGCTACGCAAACAATACAGTCGAGAGAGGGCATGTTGGAGCCCGGAAAGTTCACGTAACTTGTGTAGACGATGAATGATGAGGTTGAAAAAGTTGCTGTACGCAAGATTGTCCCGTTAGCACCACTTTGCGCGGTTGCCACAGCGCTGTAATTTGTATCAGGCATGGCCGTGGTTAGGTTTACTGTGTACGTCCCAACGCCACCATCGGTAATGCTAGATACGTTCCCACCTGCCGCTACTGTTATCGGCGAGCCACCGCCGTTGAAGTTCACCCAAGCGCGGCAGCCGTATGCCGTTGCTACCGAGCCGTAGCCGGAGTTAAATTTAAAAAGACCTGCGGTTGTTAAACGAGCTACCTCTGTGCCGTTTGTAACCAACCCTAAATCATGGTTGGATAACGATCCCATTACTACATAGGTTGAGTCAATAGCTTGTACATAAGCTTGTACAGAACCTGTGCCTGTATACACTCTTAAATAAGGATTTCCACTTGCTTTATATACGTCTAAAATTGTTCCCGGCGTAGCACCAATCCCGACATTGCCAGACGAGTTAATCCGCATGGCCTCCGCACCGCCCTCGGTGAAGGCAATCGTATCAGCCGCAGGAAAGAAGATGCCCGTGTTAGTGTCGCCTGTAGTGGTTATCGCTGGAAGAGCCGCAGTGCCAGCTCCAAAAGATACACTTAATGCTCCAGTTGATTCATTTATCTCAACAATATCATACCAAGCACTGTTCGCCTCATTTCTGATTTTTAACTTATTAGCCGCAGTATCAAACCAAAGTTGATTAGCAAACATTGTTGAAGGTTCTGTCGCCCCCGATGATGTGCTCGCTAAGGCTTGAAGAGCAGAATTAATATCTGATCTTGTTGCTGGAAATCCTTGATTGGCGATTGTCATATCATTTTGAGACATCAGATGACCTTTCCGTATCCTTTAGCTACATAATCAAAAGTTCTGCTCACTGCAACGCTTGCGGAGTTTCTGAAAACAATCGTAAAACCTGTAGTCGATTTTGATGTTATAGCATAAAAATCGCCTGACACCATATTTTGTGCGGCAATACCAATTCCAGATAATCCTTTGAATGCCTGAGCAAACGTCACAACATATGAGCCAGCACCAGAAACTAAATCTGAACCTGAAATAACACGATCAGGCATATCTACAGAAACTGCAAGATCAGTAATGCTCGGAGTTGAGCCGCCATATAACGATGTCAAATGTGCTCTGAATTTTAAGGCTCTTGCCGAATAATCGCCAACAACGAATGCTCTAAAATTAGACCAAATTGGACTTGCAGCAGGATCGTCATCTGTCGTTGCAATTTCAAGATTAACACTGGTATCATCAAACGCAGTTGCAGTTCCGTCGAATAACCCCTCTCGTTGATCAAAATCGCCTGACGCAGAATCAAATAGATCAACATAATCAATTCTGATGTTGTTAAAATTAGCGGTCACCCGGCTTGTGTATTTATCCCCTAGATCAAAATAATTTGTAAAATCATAAAAACCAGATGTCGTAATCGTATTTTGGCCACCGTCAAAAAGACCAAAGGCATCATCAAAATTGCCAGAAGTGCTATCAAAATTAACTGACGTATCAAGTTGGATAAACGAGGTTCCGCTTTCGGTGATTTTTACAACATTAGTTTTTGATCCTGAAAAAGCAGAATTTTCTGTCAATGTAACAATCGCGTTCAAATCTTCAACGTCAGCGATATTCGTTTGCAGTACAATCTCGGCAGAATTTGCCGAGACATAATTTAACTTATCAACCGCTTTTACAAAATATGTGCCTGTTTTAGATGGCACAATAATTGAGTTAGCTGGTCGTGAAACCTTATCAACAAGATCAACAGCATTTTGATAGGTTGCCCCAGTCGTTGATTGTGAATAACGAACTTTGTAATGAGACAAATCAAGATCAGTGACGGGCGTCCAAGTTAAAATTGACGACCCGCCGATTGAATTAATCGAAAGATCAGTAACATCACTCGGAGGTGCTGTTTTGCCTACGACTTGGTAAACCGCGGTTGATAAATCAGAAACAACACCAAGAAATGATATTGCTTTAGATCGGACATTGTAAGAAACCCCGTCCTCAACTTTCAAGATTTCAAATTTTGTGCCTGAAGATTTCCCTGCTGACGTGTATGCAGTGTCGGTTGTTTTCTTAAAATCAACCTCATATTCAGTGATGAATTGATTGCTGCTTGCTAAATTAACAAGCATCACTGTAACAACTTCTTGATTGATTGCTCTTAATTCATCGCTAATTGTCATTACAGGAGGATCAATCAACGAATAATTAGGCAAAGATGTATTATCTAATTCGATTGCTGTTTCTTCAGCACTCCAATCGTAAACTGATGAACTCGTTTCCTGAAGCATCAGATCAACGCCATAGGTTGGTGCGTCCGCTTCACCTTCAACCGCGAATTGATAGTTCATTACCTCAAATGGTTTTGCCGAGAATCCATAACGAGTATTAGTCAGCATGATGACATCGCCGACCTCAATTTGAAATGCTGTCAATTTGCATTTTAAGGTGAGGCCGATTTGTTGCCTTTGACGATACAAAGCTATCTTTGCAATGCGTTGTGCCATCGGCGATGAAATTGTAAACGGCAAGGTCAAATCTAATGCACTTTGAATATTATTATCATCTGTTTCAAAGACAGATGATTTGATTGCAGGAAAATCTGTTGCTTGCCAATTTTGATCCGGTGAAACAAAAACCCCCTTCACAAGATTAAAATTATCTCGCCGTGAATGCTTTGTTGTTACGTTGATCGGGCCACGCATATCATCGTCAGTAATTGTAACCGTTGGACTAGAATATGCCGCAACTTTCATATTCCAAATGCCAGATGAATAGAAAATTGTTCCCGCAGAGGATGTGAGCAAGTTCTCCAGAATGTTTTTTGGAGATGCGTCAGTTAAAACAACACCATGCGTCTCGTAACGGTTCTCAGTTCCACCAGCCGCTAGTGCAACATCTTCATCACAAATGTTCGCAGCCGCCGAGAAGCTAGTCATGTTGACTTCAGACGCAGATGCTCCAAGACCATAGGTGGCGTCCTGTAGATAATCTAACACGCACAATGCAGGATTTGACGAGAACGCAGTTGTTGTTGTTCTAGGATCGTAAACTTTTTTCCCCTTGATCACAGTTTTGAATACTGGACGACCATTTGGGAAAGCATCTTGATCGAAATTCAATCGAACATAAAAATAAGCAAGGCCTGATAATGTATGATTGGTTGTCCAAAGACCATTTGATTCAGCAATCAATGTTGCATCAGCCGCTTGGTTTGCCGCTCCGAGATGAGTTAAAATTCTGGCTTTGTTAGCAAACTTACTAGGTGCAGTGACATTGCCACTTCCATCAATAGTCAGCAGTTCATCATCAAAATAAAACTCGTCAAAAGATTCAATCTCATGTCCTGCAACGGGCACGACCATATGCAGATACTGATTGTCATTAGTTGTTTCAGCATAAATTACAGGCCCGGTTGTTTGTACCCGACCATAAACAATGTTTCGGACTGCTAAATTATCTGGGAAGTTTTCTTCTCTGCCTTGTATGCCCTCCATACCAGACATAGACGGTGTTTTAGGTCTTGGCATTAAGGCATTGGATACAAGAGCCAATCCTGCTGTGATAATTATTCGTCCAACAAACGAGCCAAGAAATGCAACCGTTGTCGCACTTGCTCCAAAATAGCTTGCCCCAGCAATAATTAATGAAACAGGATCAGCCGCTGCTGGTTGAGCAAATACAAGTGTTGTTAAAAATGTTGATGCAAGAAGGAATTTCCTCATTCAAACCCTCCAAGCAATCCTTGCTTGCGTGAAACTGACAAAAACTAAACCGCTCATTGATACACAAGCGATCTTATCTCCAATACATACTCCAAGAGACGCTCCAACGCCATCAATCTGATGAATGATATTTCTTTCCACAAGAGCAATATCACCACGTCTGATTAAGTTAGGATTGATCCTTGTTAAAAATTGATCAACGCTCTCAGATAGATCAGTTGTTTTGCAGATTTTCTTTAGTGCTTTTGATGCAGATTTTGCATCTGCGTATTCGTTAGCTTGCACACAATCAAACCCGTACTGAACCTTGAACGCTCCATTTGCAAACGAAACACAATCAAACGTACCCCATTCAAATGGATGATCAATGTTTGTTTGAATGTAATTATCTAACAACCGTTCCCAGTGAGGTAGCTTATTTGCGGCCCCAGATAATTTGTTTTGTTTGAAGATCGTTGACAAAATCAAACCCCTTATCATTTGGATATATGCGTTTCTGATCCTCAGATGTGTATCTTGATGTTCTCGCTCTTTCTAAATCAATCAATCGTGATTCGACTGTTAAAGATATTGTGATTTGATCTCCAGTATCATTAATCGACATCTGATCGATTAAGCCTGAGAAAATCTTAATTGCATCAGCAACAATTCCGCTCAACGCAAAATACAAATTACAAGTTCGATTTTGATATTTTTCAGTCAAAGCAAGTGAAATTGCCTGAGCCGATATACCAGATAATGAAATTGTAATTCCTCTTGCAGCAATATCGGCTGTTTCTTCAATGCTTGAAATGCCGAGCAACATTCCAACGCCTGTGTAAACATTGCCGCCATAAGTAAGATTGTCTAATCCGCTCCACAACCTGAGTGCACCAGTATCGAATAATAATTCGACAAGCGTTAACGGTTGGACTGTTGATGCCTGTAAGCCGCTTGCAAACCCTGCTGAAATAGGTCTTGTCATAATGCTTCAACCGCTGCAAAAGCCAAACCGTAAAAACTCGCATTGTCGATTGAAAAAGTGCTTTCAGCCGTCGTCAGCCTGAATAAACCTTTCGTCGATGTAACAACAACAACAGCATTATCTATTGGAGACGATCTTAGAGCAGGCCAAATATCAATACTTACTTGACCAGAGCCATTTGAATTTGCATCAGCAAGAACCTTATAAAGTTGTGATGTCGCCGCCGATCCTAATTGTATGTAATCCCCTGCCTTGAGATAGCCAGTTGCACTATTCGGAGCACCATCAATATTTAAGGTGTTTCCAGTTTGAGATGCACCATTAACTAGTGGAGTTCCGGGCGTTGTTGCGGCTGAACCTCTAGCAGTTGCACCTATCGGATCACCGAGAAGGAAAGTTCCATATTGACCGTAAAGCGAAATCAAAAAACTAATCCACGTTTCTGCATTTGCTCTTTGCATTGGAGGCAAAGTTACGGTTGCTTCCCATCTCGAACCTTGATGTTGAAGAATCTGTTGCTTGAATGTGAATGGAGAACTGGTGACAGCAACTGCATTCCTAGCAGTCAATGTAATCTGAGAAATGCCTGTGACTGTCGGTAATGTCAGAGGATAGGTTATTGCCATGTCTTATCCCCCAAACGCATTTGCAAACTGACCGCCTCGACGCTTTGTATCCAGAATCGCATTCTTAGCGGCATTCGAGATTTGCGGCAACAACTGCTGAATCTCAGCACGAACGGTCTGCTGAACGCCTGTAGAGACATTGATCGTTTGATTGATAGTTACCCCACCACCTGAGTTGCCACCTAGAGCATTGTTCGGGACGATGGAGCCACTGCTGCCGGGCATGAATAGTTCTGGCCCTTTCTCACCGACGATGTAAGGACTATTAGCGGAGACTGGGCCACCCTTAGCCATGAATGGGCCCATTCCTGTGTAGCCACCAGCACCGAAAGAATATTGACCACCGCCGCCGATTCCAAGCAATGAGCCAAGGCTGAACCCGCCTCCACTGCCAAAAATTCCACCAAGCATTGATCTGATTTGAATCCGTATCAGATCGGAGATGATTGAGTTAGCAAGTGATTTGAAATCTGCTTTTCCTGTCATTACAAAGCTAACAAGTGCATCTTCCATACCTGAGAAAGCGTTCTGCATTACATCGGAAATCTGACCACCGACATTCATTGCCTTCTCACGGATTTTCTGCAACCCATCCATGAAGCCACCTTCAATAGAGGTCTTATAATATTCGTTCGCAGATATAAGTTCCATTTTTTGTTTTTTGATTGCTTCAGCTTCAGCTAGAAATGCCGTTGCATTTGCACCCGATTGTTCTTCTAAAAGTTTTGCAACTTCTGCATCGAATTTCTTTTCTTCAGTCAGCATCTTATATTCAGATGCAGTCATGTTTACTTGCTGACCTTCGAGAGCCAACAAATCAATCGCCGCCTGTTGATCAATCAAGAACTGTTTGAATTTATCCGCTCCACCGCCACCAGCAAAAGCCTCATTAAATTTGCTTTGATCAATCGTTGTTTCTCGAATTGCACCACCAAGTTTTTTATAGGCTTCCGTCCTTGCCTCGTTGTCTCCAAGATTAGGAGTTATTCTGCCAGTAATTCCAGTTTCAATTCCTGCTCCTGTAATTGCCTTTACAGCATTCAATTCAGTTAGGAATCCAGTAACTTGATTTTTTGTTAGTTCGAATTGATTTCCTACTTTACTCGTTGTGTCTCCAAGAGTTGCCATTGCTCCTGCAAAATCACCAGCACTGACCTGACTAGCCGCAGTTGCAAGACCAGTTAGCGATGCTCCGAGAGCATTGAGAACGCCAACAACTCCTGCCGCTGTAGCAACAATGATCGTCAAGGTATCTTGAAATGCCTTGAATAGGAGATTTGCAGCAGCACCATCTGAGTCTACTTTTTTGAACGCACCAGATAAATCATCAAAGAACTTAAACAAACTTGGGCCAATCGCTACAAAAATGGATTTCATCCCATTTCCCATATCAACTAACTTATCGTTGAATTTATCAGCAGCCTTTGCAAATTGAGCATCAATTACAACTTGCATATCGGAAATTGCTTGACGACCTTCATTCAGCATTGGAATCATTTCGACTCCGGCTTTGCCAAATAACTTAGTAGCAATCGCTGATTTCAACGCTCCGTCTTCAAGAGTTTGGAAAATATCTGCAACGTCCATCATAACATCAGATGCACTTCTTAAAGAGCCATCGACGTTTGTGACTTCAATTCCTAGTGCTTGGAAAATCTTTGTTGAATCTTTATTTCCGGCAGATGCTTGAACCATTCCAGTTGATAAAGTTTTAATAGCTTTTCCAACTGCTCCAAGACTGGTTCCTGATTTTTCAGCAACAGTTGAGAACTGGGAAAGCGTTTCAATCGCAATCCCAGTTTTCTGAGACATATCATTCAGAGCATCAGCTTGATCAACAACTTTTTTAAACATTGCACCGACTTGAAGTGCTCCAAGTGCGATCCCTAGTTTTCCAAGAACACTATTTAAGTTGCTTCCGAAACTAGCAATTTTGCTCATGTTTCCTTGTAGATTGCGGAATACCTGAGATGCCTGATCTTGTGCTGTGATCCGATAATTGATCGTTTCATTTCCGACTGCCATCTGTTTTCTCCGAAATGATCGTCAAATACGCTATCCAACCCAAGAACTCGGAAACTTCCATTTCCAAAATCTCAGCAGCCGTCTTATGTAACCGATCCGCTAATGCGTAAACAGCGAACGCATCGGGATCGGTCTTTAGTTTTTTACGAGGTCATCCACGTTTGGCTGTGAAATCATCTCGTTTGAAATCCGAACGATAACATCAGGTGAAACGCTGTTCATCAAATCACGCTTGTGTTCGAGCGTGAAGATCGGATCACCCTTCTCATCCTTCGCCTTCAGAATAATGCAATCAACCAGAACCTTCAAAGACTGCTCTTGCGAACCTTTGAAAATCCTGTCCTTCTCAGCTAGGGTGAATGGCGTTGAGTAGATAATCAACGGAACTCCATTCTCACCCCATTCAGGCACTTCAATCCTTGTAACCGTCTGATTTTTGAAATGTGCTTTTGCTCTTTCAAGAATATTCGACATTGATTTCCCTTATGCGAGTGTTGATTCTGTAAGCGTGCCTGTACCTTGGAACGAGAATGTGGCTTCGACCATTCCGTCAAATGCAGCAGAGCGTTCGATACTAGTGACTAAAACCGTTCCAGTGTAATATTTATCCGTTGATGCGTTGCCTTCTGGATAAAGATTCAAAGTGACACTTGCACCAGCCGTCAATGCCGATTGTGCTGATTCTGTTTCGTCCCAGAAACAAACAACCGAACCCGTCCAGCTTTTCATACCAGTTTTGAATGTGCGGTATGAATCGCCCATCACAGAATCTTCAATCGTGTCTCCCGTTTCCGTGAGTGTATACGAGCGAGTTTCTGCCATTGTAAATGTGCCGATCTTAACGACACCTTCAGAACCTGAATGATTTGCCATGTTGAATTATCCTTATGCCGCAGTGCCAGTCGTCAAAGCACCAGTGCCTTGGAACGAATATGTCGCCTCAACCATGCCATCGAACGCGGCTGACCGTTCAACGCTCGTTACGAGAGCCGAGCCATAGTAGTATATGTCTCCAGCAGTTGCACCTTCAGCATAGAACTTGATGGTGATGCTTGAGCCAATGGTAAAAGTTCCCTGACCAGTTGTATCAGTCTCGTCCCAATATGCGACGACAGAACCAGTCCAACTTTTCATGCCAGCCTTAAAAGTGCGATAAGAATCGCCCATGATGCTGTCTTCGATGGTGTCGCCTGTCTCTGTAAGCGTCCATGAACGTACTTCTGCAACCGCATTAGTTCCGCTGTGAATGACGCCTTCGCTGCCTGTATGGTTAGCCATTAGTTTCTCCTCAAGCTGGTGACTCAGATTCGGTTTCAGTTGTTCGATAAGTGACCTGAAACGTCATCTTCACCGAGCCAACAGGTTGTTCGCCTGATGCATTATAATCTATTTCTGTTCCCGTCAAAACCGTATCTTTTGCAAGAGCATTACAAGTAGGATCGGCTAGAATAGCTTCTTCAACGTCCTTGGCAATCGCGTCCAAACTATCGTCTAATCCGCTTGTTCCATTGACCATGCCTTCAAGAGCAAAATCAACCCGGCGAATGATCTTCCTTGGTCGTGACATTGTTTCTGGTTCAGATGTTTCTGATACCGTGTAGACGAGCAATGTCGGGAGCGAGACTGAAGCGACTGGATACAATCTGGTCTGGTAAACCCGCGATCCTGTGCTGGTCAAATTTGACACATTCGTAATGATTCGATCTCTGATTTGCTTTCTGAGATGAGACATTACTGCTTCTCCAGAATCAATGTTGTCATGCCAGTACCGTCTGACTGAATAACACGAACTTTATATGTCGCTGAGTTAACCGCAACAGTGTCGTTATATCCTGCTGTCGATGGAAGCGATGCTGACGTGCAGACGAACCTCGGTTGCGTCGAGACAAAACCAACATTCGTATTCGCATCCGATTCAAAATACTCGTTGTCGAATATGCCAACAACAGATGACACGCCACCAGCTACAAGAGTGTAAGTAGCAGTCGTGCCGAAATCAGTCGTATTAATCATAAAGAGTCGATCAGCTTCCGTCTCAACACCCATTACTCACCTCTAGGCGTTCTGCCTTTGCGTTTCGTGAACTCAGGAGCGTCACTGAGGCCTATTGAGCGATCTGAAAGTTCCTGATCAACCTCAACGATGGATGCCTTCTTGGCCCGTCCCATGTTGATCAAATCCTGTGCCTCGCGATCACTCATTTCGATGATTGTGCCAGCATCGCAGAAATCGCCTTTTACAAATGTCGCAGTTGTAATTTCAATCTTCATTGCCACTTCTCCATCATTGGCCCAGACATAAACTTGATCCGCTCTGCATATTTCAGATGAGTGCGAACCAAGTCCCAAATCCGTATATCATTCTGATATGCGTTTGCTTTGAAATCCTCGTCCACAGGTGAGTGCCAATATCGACGCTTCTGTGCATAGCAATCAAAGCCGCATACCTTGATTTCGTTATATCCTAAAAACTCCGCAATCCAAAGTGCCGCTGCACCAGATAATCCGTAGTCAGGACAAACACCTGACCAAACCATCTTTGGATGCTCGATCTTGTGGTGAGATACTTTTAAGCACGGGTGATCTTTGACTAGTTCCCAGATTGCATGATCAAGGAACACAACAAAATCTAAAGGCAGCAGCAGTGCGTGTTGGTTGACCCCGATCAGGTCTATGTCCTCTGGCAATCGATAAATGTCTTGCAGGAGTGATGGCCCACCGCCAAGGATGGCAACCGAGCGTCCTGATCTTGATCCTTCGATCTGTCTAAGGTCGATCATTTTGTTTCCGAATTAAATTGTTAACGATCCCAATAGCACATTACATAATTCGGAGATAACCGACAAGTTGCCGAATTAATTTGCCGAATTAAATTTAATAAAAATAATTTATAAAATATCATTTTTTTTGTTTACACGATCTGAGAAACTGTATAATTTGATTATAGCGAAACAAGCAAACGGAGATACAAAATGTCTAACACAGAAAAAAAAGTAACAGTTAGAGCAAACGGAAAATGCCACCCAGCACTTCTTCTTAGCGGCAATTATCTTATGCTAGTATGTTCTTGCCCCGGCTCTCAAAATGGCAAACTAGCAAAAACTGCAAAGATTGTTTGCGATGGTTTTGAAGAAGCAAATTGCAGAATATAAAAAAAGGGGCCTCGGCCCCTATCTACCCTAAACAAACAGGAGAAGAAAATGATCACTGCAAAAACAATAAACGATTGGCACTTCGCAATTAGTGCAACAACTACCAACGACGAGATTAAAAAAAATATCCCTTATCTAGATATGCAACTAGAGGCCATTGAACGCAGGGATGACGCCGCAGCCGTATTAGATGAACAAGGTGATCAAACTGTTCTACAATTTTATAAAATTGAGAATGTAGACGTTCTTTTCTCCTCCACTTTTGGGTATGCCTTTGTTAATGAGCAAAGCAATGGCATATCAGACAGTTTATTTATCGGCAACGATGAGTGTGAAAGTCCAGAATATGCAGTTAAACTTTGGCAGCAGGAAATTTAATTTAACAAAAATCAACCATAAGGATAAAAACAATGACACAATATGCAATTAACCAGAACTCGCCTTGCAAAGATGGTTTCATAATCATCGACCGCCCTCATCAAAAGCCAACTGAAATCTGGTACTGTTGGGATGAGGCTGATTTTATCAAACGTGTAAATCAATGGGCTAGAACACTTATGAATTCAGAAGAATACGATCTAGATACGTTTGATGGCTGCTTTGATTATCATAGACATGATCTGTCAACTTCAACAATAATTAGGTTTGAAGATATTGAACCTCGGTGGTTAATGAGTCCTGCACGGGACATTGAGCAATGTCTTGTAATGCTTGAATGGGTAACTGAAATTGAAACAGATGAAGAATAATAAAAAAGGGACGGTGTGAACCGTCCCTAATCTTCGTTATGTCAGACCGATTAGGTCGTTGTAATGTCTTGGCAAGCCGCGAACGACTCAGCATGACGGACACCAACATCAACGTCTTGGAAGAATGCGAGACGTAGACCACCAGCCGTTGAAAGCGATGCCGTGTCAACAACGATGTCCACCCCTGACCACATTCCTATCACCAATTCATTAAAATTTCCGTACAGTAATGCAGAGCAAACGCTTGTACTGGTTCCTTTGGTGAGTGTCGATGGAACAAGGTTAGTAATCGCAATGTTGTAGCCGAGGAGCGTATTGGCCTCACCAAGGATGAAGTTGCCTTCAACGCCAGACGACTGCTTGCCAGTTGTGCGGAGTTTTGCGGTCACCTTTGGATTGCTGAGATAGGACAATGCACCCGTATTGGCATTCGCAATATCAACAGCACGCTGAAGATTATTGACCATAACCCACGTTGGAGCACCACCGTTTGTGCCGAGTGCAACTGCACCGATGCCTGTCGTGCCAAGGATACCTGTTGGCTCGTTTGCACCGCCGCCCTTGATTGCAACATCATCGATCTTAGCCGCAATCTGATTCAGTATATCAGAACGGAGAACCGCTTCGACCGATGGGTCTGACTGGATGATCATACGACGAGAAATGTCAACATAACCAGCAACAGTCTTTGGCGACATCGAAAGCTGACCAAATACTGGAGCACCTTCAGTTGGCGAACTTGTTTCCGAAACGAAAGCAACCGTTGTCTTGGTTGCAAGTTTTGGAATTGCTACGTTGCCCTGAAGACCAGTCAACATTGTTGCACCGAGGCCAGCAGTGACAAGTGCGTCACGCAGAGCATCAATGAACAGGTCGCCACGCTGATCAGTACCGATCATGTAGCCACCCTTCGATGTACTAGTTGCTGTGCCAGAGATGACATCACGCTTAGACCAAGCCATGTCCGATGGAACGTAGAAACCACGGGCAGTGCGGCCTACACGCTTGCTAATTTCGTCGGACAGTTCACGCTCAAAACCAGCCTCAGACCAGTCCTGACGAGCCTGAGCATTAATTGCCTTCATCAACGAGTAGGAAGAACGCTCACGCTTGTTCAAGCCAACTTCGTGTGTGCCGTTGCCAAGTGCTGTGCTGCCGAAAGATTCGATCAATTCACCACGGAACTGCTCAAGCGACAGACCACGGGCGATTGCCTTTTCAGCAATGTCACGCTTATTGAGACGAGCACCTGTCTCAATGATTTCTGCATTCTGCTTTACGATTGCAGAACGGATTTCGTCCTGATGTACTTCACTCATTTTAATCTCCTGAATTGGGGTTGAGATGATTTCAATAGACCGACCAACACCAACAGATGAATCTGCTGGCAGTGATACAATACTGGCTTCGATTGGAGTCCATTTATTAACGCGAAAGACCGTCCCGTCTCCCCCATCTTCACGAACCATTTTGTTAACTTGATACCCGACAGAAATGTTCTGCCTGATACCGTCAACCACATCGTTGAATACCTCGGTGGCAAGACCGCCTTTTCCAAAGCGGACTGTCGCTCGCATCACACGAGCCGAGCCATCGATTCGTACTTCTTCGATGATTCCGATTTGCTTCTCAGGATCATGGTCGAGCAACAATGGTGCTCTGCCTGAATTGAGAAACGAAACATCAATGGAACTTGGATCGTGATCCAAAACTTCCATACCAAACGAACGAGCAACTGGCTTTTCAGATGACATTGCAATCTGAACTCGCCGCTCATCCTTATTAACTGGATTTGCACCCATCTCATAGCCGCGATGACGTACTTCAGTTGGCGATCCAGAAGCCTTCTGCATATTGTTATTATCAATCATTGGCTCCTGAACATCTTCCATTGATGGAACTTCTGGCTGTGCTTCTTCAGCCATTGCTGGCTCATCTTCCATGTCATCCGCTTCATGCTTTGCGAATGTGATCACATAAGCAGTCTCACTTTCGGCAACATCGATGATGTGACGCTTTTCGAGTTCCATAGAATCTTTCCTTCCGTTTGTTGCTTCTTCAAAAATCATTGGCTTGTAATCATTATCAGCCAACCACTTCTTCGCTTCAGCAACCGTAAACTTATCTTTGGAGAACCGAATTGCTTGCAACTCAGATTTTCCACTCTTGATTCCATATATCGCATCAATGCCATCGCCAAAATCATTATTTTTTCGACGGAATGAATCGTACTGTGCAGGATCAGTTAATCTTGCAGCGTGTTCGTTTGGATAAGGTCGCTTATCATCATGATAAGACCGCAGATCAGCAATCTTTGTCAGAGTAGAAAACTTGTGACCGACGAGTGTATCAGTTGGCTCATAACCTTCTTCGCCTTCACGAAAAATTCTAATCAATGCAGCAGGATCATCCTCAGATGCGTTGATTGAAAATTCGCTATCAGGAATACCTAATGTGCCTTCACGCATAATGTGTTCAATCTGCCCTCTAGCTGTTCCACCAGAAGAATCCCATTGAACAAAATCACCTAAATTCAAAGCATCAGGAGCCGCTCTGCCAGTCTCGTCGATCTTGTCCATACGCTTGGCCTTTCCTTCAGCCCATGATTTACCAGCATCACCACCCCATAATGCCCATGCGATCCGACCGTTTGACGGATAACCATCTTCACCCTGTCGGAATCCTTCAGCCTGTTTATCAACTTCATGCCGAGCAAAGAAAGAAGTCATCCGACGAATTGTGTCTGGAGATAGATCAACCTTGTTTGAGATATCTCTTGCCCTTGCAATGCCGACCTCAGTACCGCCTCGACCAAATTCTCTACGCCAAGCAAGACCACGTTCAGCCTCGCTGACCATTGCATCAGTCGGAACTAGATTGATCTCAAGCCCCTTGTATTGAGCCATTCTCGCCATCCACTAACGGAGTTGCAGGAAGTTTCTGACCAAATGGTTGGAATGCTGTCTTAATTCCATATTGATTTGAAAGTTCAGTCTCTGCTTGAATCTGTTCAAAGACTTCTTCAACGTCTCGACCGTAGTTCGCAGCGATATCCTGCATCGTGATAATGCCATTCTGCAATCCAATAACATGAGCCTGAATTTCTCTCTGAGGATCAACCCAGTTCCAGCCTCTTGCACGATAAACAAGATTATCAGCGAACTTATCGAACTTTGTGATCGGCAATGGAATCGCACCAGTTGCCATCGCCATCGTCAGCCACTTTTTATAGATTGGATCAATAAAGTGTTCGATCATGAATTGTTGAAGAATTTTGTAATGATCCCGATCTTCCATCGTCCCCTGACGGATAGAGGAGTAGGAAACACCTTCAAGATTGTTAGCCAACGAAACATACGAGACGCCAAGACCAGACGCAATGCCTCGTAAGACAGCCTTTTCAAAATCTCCGAATGCCGAGACTGGATGCTGTGGATCGAATGGTGTGAATTCCATTCCTTTCGGCAACTGTTCGAAAGTGCCGGGCGATGCTTCCATGATCGGAGTATTATAATCCTCCATATCGACGCCTGAATAACCGTCACCATCAGGAGATGTGAAGAAACCCATTTTAGAAGCCGCTGTACGAGCAGCAACCAATTCTGCTTCCTCGTATCCATCAAGCATCTTTAGTCGCGTCAAAGCAGTTGCCATCCACGGGAAGCCGCGAGTCTGACCAGCCCGATCTGCAATGAATAGGTGCAGGATTTCTTCAGCAGGAACTCGGATTCGTTTCACCGTTGCGGTCTTGCCGTAGATCGTATTGCCGGGGTGATTCTCTAACAGCCAATATGCAACTGGACGACCAAACTCGTTGATCTCAACACCCATACGAATTTCGTTCGCATTGGCTGTTGCCTTCATATTGTATTGCTCGTCAAGGTAATCCGATTCAATAAACTGCAAAGCAAACCCATACGGATTTTCTTTTGTCTCGATGAATCGAACAAGGCACTCGCCATCTCTTGCGACATTGCTGATGAACATCTTTTGGCAATCGAGCCAAGACATTTTGCCGTCCATCGTGCAGACGCCTCTGGCTCCCCACTTATCGAAATTGCGTTCGATGATAAGATTGCCAACGGTATCAAGTGATTTATCAGAATTACGACCGCGAACCTGTGTTCTGACTCCAGTTGCACCGACTACGTTAGTCGTAATCATTTGAAGATACCGAGCCGCATAATCATTATTTCTTGAAACATCGCGGCAACGATCCCGAACTGGACGCAGTGCTGGGCGAATTTCAGAATCAGCACTTAGCGTATTTGCGACAAAATCAGCAAATAACCGACCTGTTGATGCAGCCGTGTAAGAACGCTTCTCTTGCCGACGAACTGCAACCTGTTTTTTAGTTCTGAATACGTCTAAAATTCCCATCAGAACCTCACCTTAATCATCGAACCAGTTGATTGACCAGATAATCTCCGAGCCTCTCGACGCTCTTTAACCTGTTCAGCTTTGTAGTAATCTCGCCATTCAATCAGTTCAGCGATTGAAAGTTTGCTGATTGAGCGACCATTGATTGAATAACTTGAAACATCTGCATCACCACGACCTGACAACAAAGATTCAATCTTTGTAATCATTATATCAGCATGAGAACGAGGATCAGCCGATCCAACATCTAGATCAGGACTGATTATCCAGTTGCCACGCTCAATGACGAGCCTATTAGAACCAGATGAGATTTCAAGTTGCCAGAAATAATTGCCAGCTAGAAACGCACTTGATGTCGTGCTTGTTACTGTGAACAGATAATCAGAGTCACTAGCCGTCCCGACAATCAAAATTTCAGATGCTGAATTGCCAGCGATCTTTGCAACATAGGTCGCAGTGTAAGTTGCATTCGAATAATCAGGGAGCGACCTTCTCCACAAAAGATAATCCCCGACCACGATATTCGTCGGAGTAATCATTGGAGATTGTGAAGCATCGAACAAATTAGCCATTTTATCTCCACGAATTGACAAATCCGTTTGGTTTAGATGAACGTCTGACGGGACGCTGTATCATAACTTTATCCTGCACCGTTTCTTTTACCTCATTTTCTGGAACGACAGAAACGGATTGCTTCTCGTATCTATCTGCAAGCTGTTCCAGATTGGTATTCAGAATAGCAAGTGCTGCCGTTGCATAGACTCGGCAATCCAAAGCCTCGTTTCTAGGCCTCATTTTCTGCCATTCTCGACGCATAAAGCCTTTATGAAACTTCTTAACCTGTTGCTCGGCAGTCAACTGTCGAAAGTATTCTACATCATAATGATCTGGGAAATGACAATAGCCCGGCCCTTCTTGAGTGATCTTGAATCTCGAATAGACAGTTTCTTTCGCAGTATCAACACCGACAGGAAACAGTTTGATCTTTCCGATGTTATTTGTTGTCGGTCTGGTTATGATCGGTCTACCTTCGCCACCTATACCCTTGATGGCAAAGAATCGTCGTCCTTCTCTTGCCCTCGCATAGTTATAGACCGCTTGAGTGTGATGACCGCCTGAGTCGATACACGCTGCACGAACTGGAAACTCTTTTCCGTTCTCTTTCTTGAAATTCTGATTCAATAGGAAATCCAAATCCTGCCAAACCGTGCTTGATGACGGATCACCATAAATAGTTTTGTAATCGAGCGACCATGACTCCTCTGATCTACCCCATCCGACAATCTCAACCTCAAGCCGATCATCCTGAACGTCTACACCAGATGTGATGATTACAACCTTGTCATTCAGGTGTTCTCCGTATTCTTCCCGTCGATTTGCTAGATCAAGATCATCCACCCGTTCCCCTTGCTCCTCCCAAGTCTCGCCAAGATAGGTATTTACCCACACTCTAAGCGTTGCTGGTTGCGATTTTGCTTCTAAAAAATCACGAACTCCGTCTGAAAGCATCATCCACGATGAGTATAAAGCGTTGATTTTGAACCCTGCAACGCCATTGAACTCACGTTCTGACCGCCATTCACCTCGTCTAATTGATCTAAAACGCTTTGAATCGTCCCATTGGGAGCCACATTCTTCGCAAGAATAGGTCGCAGAGTCTGGATTTTCCTTGTTAAAAATTACATTTTGCCACCGCAAAGTTTGAAAATGATTGCAGTCTTGACATGGAACATAGAACTCACGCTGATCTGAATCGTTAAAAGCCTGTTCAATCCGTGAATTATCTTTAATTGTTGGAGTCGATGCCAAGACAATCTTTCGATTCCAGAACGTCACAGACCTTTTCTTGGCAAGCAGAATCGGATCACCTTCTGAGCCAGCCGATACAGGATACCGATCCACCTCGTCGCAAAGCACGATCCTGATTGGACGACTAGCAAGAGCCGATGCCGAGTTCGCACCAGTTACCGTGACATGACCGCCGGGGAATATTTTATGAAGTGTTGTATTGCCTGAATCCCTAGTTCGAGGATCGGCAACCTTGCCTTGCAAGCATGGAGTGTCTCGCAGCATTGGAGATAACCGATCTTTTGACCAAGCCTCTGCCATTGAAAGTGTTGGCTGCACGACTAGAATAGGGGACGGGTCTTGATCGATATGATATCCGATTAGATTATTAATGATCTCTGTCTTGCCGATCTGGGCAGACGACATAATAACGATCTCTGAAATATTTGGATCAGAGACTGCATCCATAATACCACGTTGATATTCTGCTCTTGATGTTTGCCACTGCCCAGCTTCAGCCGATGCTTCAGGACTCAGCTTTCTGTTCTGATCTGCCCATTTGCTCACCGTCAGATTCGGTGGCGATCTCCACATCTTCTGAACCTTCGAACTCGTCGGGTTCGCTTTCAACGGGACGAATAGGATTGATGGTTCTGATTTCAACATTTGCCAATTCATTCAATGCTTCATAAATTTCGGTCTTTATAATTTCGCGTGCCTCGTTAATTGTCTCGGCAGCACAAACAAGAGGAGCAATTTTGTTTGGTATGGATAACAATCTTGCTCTAGCATTAGCAACCATAGCCGTCCAAGCATCTTTTGCATCATCAGCAGGAATCAATTTGCTATCGAGTTGAGCGTTTTCTTTCTCAGCCATCTCCGCTCTGGCTTTAGTCAATCGTGTTCGATAGGTTGAATAATCATCACCATGAACATCACCTTGAATTTTTCTATCTCGTAAAAAATGAATATATGCTCGAACAACAGGAACAAGTTCATACCTTCCACGTTCTGCTCTAGGTATAATACCTTGATTGACTAATTGATTTACTCTTTGAGGAGTAAGATCAAGAAGTTTTGAAATCGTATCTAATGGATATGTTTGTGCTGACATTATATTTGTTCGATTTTTGGAGCGTGAAGGTCGGTGCTACCCCGCCGCTGTAATGACTGGTCGTCATCCATCGCTTGCTTTTCACGCTTAGGATATGGTTTCGATAATGGCACAATACGAATTTTCATATCTGAATCAAGTGGCATAACATAACGATGTTTTCCAGAAGTTTTTATTATTTTGCATTCGCTAGGTTTGGCTGTTTTTCTTTTAACACCTTGTTGTATATTCCATCCTTTTTGTGAAACTTGTCTGCTATGAAGTCTTTTACCATTATGCCAAAATTC